TATGTAAAATATTAGTTTATTAAATTATATATATTATTACATTTATAAAAATTACCAATTTATTAAATTATATTACTTTTTTCTCAATAAAAAGTAATAAGCTTCTATTAAACAGCACTTAATAAAAATTATAATAAACTTTAATTATATCCAATGAAAATAATAACATTAAATATCTCTAATAAAAATTATAATAAACTTTAATTATATCCAATGAAAATTATAACATTAAATATCTTTAATAAAAGCAATATTTATTAAATATAAAATAACTATTAATAAAAAATTAATCAAATGATATTATAAGTTCTACTTGATCATTTTTTACATCAATAGTTTTTGTAGCAGAAAGTTTAACTACATTTTTATCTTTTAATTTCTTTTTATCTTTCTTATCCTTTTTCTTTTTATCTTCATTTGAATTACTCATTTCTTTATTTATTTGTGCTAAATTTTTTTCAACATAAAGTAATATTCCATTTGTTATAGCCCATTTAAAAAAGTTTAATTGGGCTAGAGTTGTTGTTACTTTTTTTTCTTTATCATTTTTATCATAATAATAATTAAATTTCCTAGGTTCTGCTCTTTTAAATGGATCAAATTGTCTTTTTTTAAATGATCTTAATTGAGCCTTATAACTAATATGAACATCAAATGTTTGTTTTTCACCTCCTATTTCAATACCTATAGTTTTTTTAGAATATTTTGTTATAAACCAATCTAAAAGTCTAAGTGATATAGGTTCACTTTTTGTTATTATTGTTACCATTTTTTCTATATCTTCTTTTTTACATTGTTTAAAGAAATTATTTATCATTTTATAAAACATTAATTCTTTTTTTGATTTAAAGAATGAATTCATATCAAAATCATATTTAGAAATATCCCCTTTTTTTATCTCTTCGTTTTCTGTTTCATAACTTGAATTTGTTAAATTATCATCACTATCATCAGAAGACATAATTGCGTTTTATAATTAATATATAGTTAATTTTGTTTAAGTATCTTCTTAAATAAAATAATTATAATTTAAAATAATTGTAATTTAATAGTCCCTATATTATTATCAATATAGTTAATTAAACCCGATTCAAACAACCATTTAAAAAAATTTAATTGACCAGGTGTTGTTTCAAAAGATATATTAATATCTGTATAAATTATTTTTTCATTTCCAGTTCTAAAAATAGAAAACCCAGATTTTTTTAATAATTTTAATCTATTTAGATAACTTAATTTTAAATTATAAAAAACAGAATCATTATTTTTATATTTATATAAAATTAAATCTATCATTCTTAAAGATATTTGATCATTTCCATTTAAAATTGATACAATTCTATTCAAATCCATCTATTTATAATAATATAATATTATATAATGAATCTTTAAGTAATAAAAATATTGAATAAATAAATGATTCATATAAAATAATAATACTATAAAAATATATTAATGACTAATAAATACAATATATATTTATCAGGAGGAGGAACTAAATGTGCATATCAATTGACATTTTTAAGAAATTTAATAAGAGAGAAGGGAATACATTCGATAAATAAAATATATTGTTCATCATTTGGTGCACTTGTAGCATATTTTTGTTTACATGAAGAATTTAATAAATTAGAAACATTTTTCACAACATTAACTCCGGATAAATTAAGAAAATCAACATATACAAAAAGAATGGAAAATCTTGAAAAGATTTTAATAAATATTCCAATAATAGGATATATATTTCAAATAATATTTAATATATATTGGATTTTAACAAGTGTAAAAAAATATGGGTTATTTAATCAATCATCAGGTGATGAATTATTAGACAGTATATCAAAAATAGATGAAGCTGAACATAAAATTCTTCTTGAAAAAATGGAATGTATTGTATATAATATAAGTGATAATAAAACAGAATTAATAAATGGAACAAATGATAAAATAAAAGAATATATATTAGCATCGTGTGCATATTGGGGATTATTTTCACCTAAAAAAATAAATGGTAAATATTATAGTGATTCTGGAATTGATTATGTACATCCTCATATATTAGTATTTAAAGATGAAAATAATAATTTGCAAAATATAATACATATAGCATTATGTACAGGAGATTTAGATAATTTTAATGATAATGGAATAGATATGGGAACAAATTTATTTGAATATCTTGTATCTTTAATAAATTATCAAATAGATAAGAGAATTGAATGTGAAATAAAAACAATTAAATATCCTGATAATTGTTATTTAATTTACTATAAACCACCTATGTACAAAGTTGATGAAATAAATATTCATAAAATAAATAAAACATTAAATGATGGCAATATTTTATATGATCATTTTAATAAATTATATATAAAAGATAATAATATACCAATAAAAATAAAAATTTAATCAGAATCATCATTTTCAGAATCCCAGTCAGCCTCCCATATATCATTAATAACATTATTATTTACAACAATTGGTGCATTTTTTAAATCCTTTGGTAATTCTATTTTTTTATCTGTCTTTTTAGATTTTTGAGTTTTCTTTTTGAGTGCTTCTTCTGCATGTTTTGCCATATTTTCAATTTGATCTTTTTCTAGAGTAATTTTATCATCATTTAATTCAAAAATTTTGATATTTTCATTAAATTTCTTATCTTCATCCTTATTCATATTATATATTTCTTCTTCTACTGTATCTTTAATTATAAATCTAGCAACTGTTACAGGTTTTTGTTGGCCCATTCTATATGCTCTACCAATAGCCTGCCATTCTGTATTTCTTCTATATTCATAACTACCATATACAGGATCGAGTAGGATTACGGTTGATGCAGCAGTTAAGTTAGTTCCTGATGCAGCACTTTCAGATGATAACATAATAACTCTAATTTCATCTTTAGAAGAGAATTCTCTGATAGCTTTATCTCTTGTCCAAACATTACCTCTACAAAATACATTTTTAATACCATAAGTATCTAAAACATCACCTACTTTTTTAAGTAAATCATCCCATTGAGAGAATACAATACATTTTTCTTTAATACTTCTGATATAGAATATCATATTTGCTAATTTTGTACCTACTTCATTAATTAAACTTAATTTATCTTTAATATCTTTTGTTTGTACACCGGTTACAGGTTTTTCATATGATATCATAAATATTTCATTTTCTTTTATGTGACCCAAACATGATGGACATTTTGCTGATTTAATAATAGTAGCTTTTAGACATTGATAACAGAAAATATGACCACATTTTGTAACACCAACATCATTTCCTGTAATATTACCAAGACAAATACCACAAACTTCTGCATCCTCATCTTCTTCTTCATCATCCCCCTCTTTTTTCTCACCAGTTTTTTTAAGTTTTGTTAAAACATTTGCAAAAAAGTTATATGTTGTTTTCTTGCCTTCATATATTTTTTTTGCTTCTACTAATTTTGTTTGCCAATTTTGTAAAGTAATATGTAAATCATTAATAAAATTAGAGGGATTTTCATCTAATTTCTTTTTAATTTTATTAATAATCATTTTTTGATTATCTTCATTAATAATTATTAATTCTTTTTCATCATCACTATCTGTTGATGAATCATTTTTTTCACCATCATCATTTTCATTAGCATTTTCATTATCAAACATATCATCAAATTTAGGATTTTTAATTTGTGGAGGAAATTCAATATATACTTTATATTTTCCTGTTTGTTTCAGAAATCTTCTTTGTCTTTTATATTCTGCAACTGTTATTTTTCTTTCTGTTTTTTTAATTCTATATTCTGCTAATTTTACACCAGTTTCAGATTCTAAATAAGCTTTTTCATAATATTTAACCATTGATTTTTCCATATCTTCTAATGTTTTACAATTAGATAGTGCATCTTTTATTTCATCAGCTATTTTTGGATGACAACATAATTGTCTCATTAATACTGAAAATTTATCCATTGTAGGATTTGCTAAATATGCATTATACATCATACGTTCTGTTTGAGTAAATTTTAATAATACTATATTTTCTTTTAGAGGATCTAATTTATATTCATCAGTAACACTTTTTTTTGTATTCCTTCTAAAGAAATTTTTTATCATATAATTTTTTATTTCATCATTAATTAATACTTTTTCAGAAGAAGCTGATGTTAATGTATAATTTGTTGTATAATTAATCATTTTTACTAAACTATCAGGTCCTTTATCAAAAGGAGTACCTGATACACACCATTTATATTTAGCTGAAAAAAATCTTAATAAATTTGCTACATGATTGTATTTATCTTTAACAGTATAAATTTCATGAAATTCATCAACAATAATTCTATGCCAATTTATAATATTTAATATAGGATTTGATTCAAATAATTTTACAGGATCATCTTTATATTCTTTTGAAAGAGATTTTAAAACATTATCAACACTTTCAATATTAAAATCAGCAGATTTACAATATGATTTACTTGATGATACTTTATTTAACCATTTTCCTGTATAACAATTATTTCCTAAAAAATTATAAGATACAACAACGAAATCAGCATCTAATAGATCTAAATATGTAAATTTATCATGATGATTTTTTGTTAACATTGGTATTACTACTATTTTATATTTAGTATCAATCATTTTTTCTACCTCTCTTATCCATTGACCACATAATTGATTTGGACATAATATTAAAGTAGCTCTACTACAAATCATATTAATATCATCTTGATAATATGAAATATTTTTTGCAGGATTTAACATTGAAAGGGCTAACATTTGATATGTTTTACCCAAACCAACTTCATCTATAAGAGCACCACCTTTAAATAATAATTTTTTTTTATCTTCACAAAGCATAAATTTTTTTGTTAATGCATCATATACAACATTTCCAATAATAATTTCATCATTAAAAGAATATGGTATATTTATATTATTTAATTCTTTATCTAACATCCATTTTACTGTTCGTTTTTGATAATTATACATTTTATGTTTAGCAAATTTAGGATCTTCAACCATTTGATCAGTAACATCAGAATTCGGCTGAGTAGAAATTTTAACTATTTCATCAACAGATAATTTTACTCTTTGTTGTATAGTTAAATTTTGAGTATCTTTTTTATTATAATTATTATGATATGTACATAAATCTATTAAAAATTTTTCATTTGGAATGCTATTATTTTTAACATGTTTTTCTAGAAGTTCATTATTTACAGATACAATTGTAACTTTCGCTTCTGATGTTTGAACTTTTAATGTAAAAAAATAAAAATTATATAATTTTTCATCAATATCTTCCTGAATTTGCGATATCCCTCCAAATTTATTAAATTCAGTTATTACTTTTTTTCCTTCAATATATGTACCATTATTAAATAATTCTTCAATAGTAATGTTTTTTGTTAATGGATTTTTAAGACCATGATCCCCACAAAATTTATCATAAAACATGTATGTCTTTCCTTCTACGTTCATTAGTTGTTAAGTATTATTAGTAATTCTATATTTATGTTCTTATATTAATAGTTTTAAGTATCAATTTTTTTTGATTAAAAATTCCTATTTTTTAATCAACCTATTTTTGGTTTAGAAATATTGAAATGAAAAAATAAATAACAAAATAGAAAAATATTTAATTTTTAAAATTTAATTCAATAGCTGACATTCTAAGAGTTTTAGAAATAAATTTATCTTCAGGTAATATAAATTCTGTCCAAAATTTATTTATATTTTCTATTAGACTATGTGAATTATTAAATACATCTTCAATTACTTTTTTATATTTTATTATATTTGTATTTTTACACATTAACCCATTATTATCAATAAATTCTGTAAAAGAACATATATTTAACATTAATAATGTTTTTATTATAAAATATGATATTACAGAAGTATTATGAATAAAATGTATTTTTCCTGTAAGTATATCAGAAAAATCAGCTTTATTTGAATAATATAATAGAATTTTTTTAGTTTGTAATAAAAGAAAAACTATTTCATAAGATAATAATTTTTTATAATCTATTCCAGTTTTAGAACTTATAAACATAGTATGTATTAATATAGCTAATGTTTCAGTATATGATTCATTATTTCTATCAAATCCTGTTATATTAAATTTAGATAAAATAAAAGATTCAATATCAGAATAATATTTATCAGTAAAATAAAAATCTAAACCGTAAAAATGTATTAATTCATGTGTTAAAACTTTTAATAATTCTTCTGATCTCCAAATAGAAACTGATCTTCCAACATAAGTAGAACCTGAATTAATATTATCAGGTGCTAAAAATTTATCATCTTTATTAAAAGGAAAGTATTTTTTTTGGATTCCTAAAAATATTGTGAGATAACATATATTTTCATTTATATTTTTATATTTTTTTATAAAGTTTATAAGAAGTTGATTTATTTCAAATATATTATTTATAATATTATCAATATTTTTTT